TTTTATTTTAGCATGGTATAATTGTACTTCATTAACTAGTTTTCCATTAATTGATACATCTAGTGGTACTAGTTTTAGTTCAGCATGGCGTAATTGTACTTCATTAACTAGTTTTCCATTAATTGATACTTCCAGCGGGACTGATTTTTATGCCGCGTGGCGTGACTGCTCATCACTAACAAGCTTCCCATTAATCGATACTTCCAGCGGGACTCGTTTTATTTTAGCATGGTATAATTGTACTTCATTAACTAGTTTTCCATTAATTGATACATCTAGTGGTACTAGTTTTAGTTCAGCATGGCGTAATTGTACTTCATTAACTAGTTTTCCATTAATTGATACTTCCAGCGGGACTGATTTTTATGCCGCGTGGCGTGACTGCTCATCACTAACAAGCTTCCCATTAATCGATACTTCCAGCGGGACTGATTTTTATGCCGCGTGGCGTGACTGCTCATCACTAACAAGCTTCCCATTAATCGATACTTCCAGCGGGACTCGTTTTAGTTTAGCATGGCTTAATTGTACTTCATTAACTAGTTTTCCATTAATTGATACATCTAGTGGTACTAGTTTTGATGCAGCATGGCGTAATTGTACTTCATTAACTAGTTTTCCATTAATTGATACATCTAGTGGTACTATTTTTCGTTTAGCATGGCGTAATTGTAATTCATTAACTAGTTTTCCATTAATCGATACTTCCAGCGGGACTCGTTTTTATGCCGCGTGGTATGAATGCTCATCACTAACAAGCTTCCCAGCCAACGCTTTTGACAATATTAAAGGCGGTGACTTCACATCCGCTTTCCTTAACACGGCACTAGACCAAACCAGCATAGACGGAATCTTAGTCTCCTTGGTCACATCAGGAATCGCAGCAGGAATATTTGATCAGTCAGGAGGCTCGGCCCCCTCTGTAGATACAGGGCAACCGGCTATTGATACGCTACGTTCACGGGGCTGGACAGTAAGCGTCGAAGGAGGATATTAAAAATGACCACAGAATATAAACAACGCGCTACCATTGCTTCGCCTGTCGCCCATATTGCAGACGCTAATCAACTAGCGTTAGCGTTGGGTGAGTCACCCCCAGACGATCAGACATTTGGCGCAGCAACTTATCAGGACGATGGAGGCAACTTGTACGCCGTGTGTTCAACGGTAGCCAAGCCAATATTCGCACAGATAGCAGGCCAGCCATTACAAGCCCCTAACCACGCACCGGACATGGACTTGGCAGCCGCCACACGAGCTCAAGCGCTATTGCAGATCAACGGCGGCATTGCAAGCCCGGACGTTATCGCGGTTATCTTAGGCGACCGTAAAGAGTCAGCGCAGGATCACATTGCGGCGCTAGGGTTGACACCAATCCCACAAGATACGCCGTGACCCTTTTACTGTTATCATGGAATCAGCGTAACAGCACTTTAAACAGAGGATTTGACCATGAGTGTAAGCATTAAAAACGTAATTTCTGTAACCCTGCTACAAAGCGGCGCATTGGCAATGGCAGACAACCCGAACGTGGTCACAATGCTGACCAGCGAGCAGCAAGGCCCGTTGTCATCCGCGAGTCGCTACCGGATCTATTCCGATTCGGGCAGCGTTGCGACTGACTTCGGGACAGCGAGCAAGGCGTACGATTTCGCGCTTTCATTCTTTGGCACGTCACCCAACGCCACCAACGCGGGTGGCTTCCTGGTCATCGGCTATTGGCGCGGTGCAGAAGAAACCCTGATGGCAACATCGGCAAGCCTAAACGGCGCACAGCTATCTGAGGCATCCGTAGTCGGCGGCCTGCAACAGGTAGCAGACGGAACCCTAACCGTGGACGTGGACGGCGTGCCCGAAGCGCTGACCGGTCTGGACTTCCAGAGCGCAACCACGCTGGCGGCGATTGTGGACGTTATCGACGCAGAGCTGACAGGCGCAACCGCTTCAATCAGTGATCAGCGTCTTGTGATTACAAGCGACACAACCGGCGCAACTAGCACCATCACCTTTGCGACTGACCCAGGCACCGGGACATTCATCGGTCAGACCTTGGCGCTTACCACCGGCTCTGGCGGCTTCCTGACTCAAGGCGTAGACGCGGCAACCTTAGCTGTAGAAACTAAGCTGGCGGCAATCACAGAACTGTTTGCGCAGGTCAAATTCCGTGGTGCGATGTTCATCGACAACCCGACTGATTTAGAGTCCAAGGCGCTGGCAGAGTTTGGCCAGGCTAACGACGTGCTTCAGTATGATGTGTTCGACGCACCGGCCAACTTGACTGTTGACCCGACAAACGTGGTCTGGGACATCAAACTCTCAAGCCTGACCAACTATCGAATGCTGTTTAGCAAAGCCGGCAACCGCAAGCTGGCGGCGTCGTACATGGCACGGGCACACACAGTCAACTTTGCTGCTGAAAACTCGGCGCTGACAATGCATCTGAAAGAGCTGTCAGTGGCAGCAGAGGAATACACACAGACCCAGGTTAACCAGGCGCAGACTGTTGGCCTAGACCTGTACACGACCATTAAATTAACGCCTGCAATTTTGACCAGTGGCGCTAACAACTTTACCGATGAGCGTTATAATCTGATTGCATACGTGGACTTCTTGCAGATTGACATGTTCAACCTGCTCAAACAAACCAGCACCAAGATCCCGCAGACAACCCGCGGCGTGAACCAGTTGATTGACCAAGCAGAAAAAACCACGTTGCAATTTGTACGCGCAGGCGTGTTTGCACCAGGCACCTGGTCAAGCCCTGACACCTTTGGCGATCTGGAAACCTTCCGTCGCGGCATTAGCAACAACGGCTTTTACTGGCTGGCAGGATCACTTGCAGCGCAGGCCCAGAACTCACGCGAGGCCCGACAGTCTCCTGTACTACAGGGCGCGGTTAAGTTGGCCGGCGCTATTCATTCCGTAGACATCATCGTCAACGTAAACCGTTAAGGAGCACGCATCATGGCAGGCATTGCATTAGCAGTAGACAGTTCAACGGTGGTGCTCAACGGTACAGCCATTGTGGATTTGATTGAGGGCGATTACGTCGTCATCACACCGGTCAACCCAGCCACTTCACACGTCAACAGCATCAACGGTGGCGTAAACATCAACGAGCGCAGCGATCGAGGCGTACACGACGTCATGCTGCGGGTTCAGCGGTTCAGCGAATCTGACGTATTCATGGCCAACCTGGCGCGTCAGTCGCCACCGGCTGTCATTAACGGCAGCGCAAAAGAAAGCTTTACGCGGGATGGTGTTGCGGGTGTCGAGTCTTGGATTCTGGAAAACGGCAGCGTCACCACCCAGCCGACCAACACCAAATCAAGCACTGACGGCAACGCATTGCAGGAGTACGTGATTCGGTTTAGGAATGGATCGCGGAACCTGTAACAGAGTCGGATTTGAGAGCCCTGCGAAATGTGGGGCTTTTCTGTAGCCTTTCTGATTTGCTGCCACAACGGACAAGCTGTAACCTTGAGGGCTTTCATGTCCGGCCTACTGGCGGCACCGGCTGGCCTGTTTACGATAGGCTTGCTGCATATGGACCTTGGCAACTATGACAATGGCTGGCTCTTAATGAGCCTTATAGTGTATGTTTTTTTAGGATTAGCGTATCAGGTGGGCAAGAAGTGCAAGCCGGTAAACTCAATAGTTAAACAAGGACAATAGCAATGACCGAACAAAACACAGCAATTGACATGCTTAAAGCTATCCACGACGACCAATCTGCAACCTTGCCAAGTGGTCGGGAATACAAGCTAACGACCGTTACGCACAACCAGCGGCGGCGTGTGTTTGCTTTTTTCTCTAAGCGCCAAGGCGAGATCCAGGCAGGCGACTTTTCGTTTCTGGACTCTGCGGATTTTGAGCCAGTCGAGAAAGTAATCTTAGACACTGTACTGTATGAGGATCAGCAGCTCAGCAAGCTAAAAGGCCACTTTGACCAGTTCCCGGAAGACTACGTAATCTTTATTACAACCATGCTAGGCGTATATAGCTACCCTTTTTTGAAAGGGAACCTTGGCGGCTAACGGTACCGGCGCCACTGTCCGAACCTAGCATCGTCAAGCGTACAAACCTTAGCAACCAGGCAATGATAGAACACGCTCTGGTTCGCCATGGTTACGGTACGCTTGTTGAGATAAGGCAGATGGACACGCGGGACTTCCTCGACGCGATAGAGTATCAAGAAATCGCATCAGCCATCGAGCAGTACCACATGAACGAAGCACAGCGGGCACGGTGACACGGCCCGCTGCTGTGCTATACTTGTGCGAAATGCAATCAGCATAGGCTCAATCTATGGCCGTCGTCACGGAACTAATCACCAGGTTTGGCTTTGAAGGCTCACTTGATCCGCTACAAAGTTACAATTCATCTTTAGGCAAGGGCATTGGTTTGCTGGCCGGCCTAGCTGCGGGACTCGGTGTTGCCGTGCTTGGTGTCGGCAAGTTTGTGACTGGGATCAGTCAATCACTTCAGCCGCTTATAGACCTTAACGCGCAAACCGGTGTGTCCGTCGAGAAGATCCAGGAATTGTCTTTCATTGCAGAGCAATCCAGTTCATCAAGCGAAGCTCTTTTTTCGTCACTTAGCGGACTAGGCGCTAAGGTTGGCGAGGCCGCACAAAAGGGCAGTGAAGATTTTTCACGGCTTGGCATTAGCGTTAGGGATGCTAACGGGCAAGTAAAGTCTACAGATTCCGTTTTGGCAGAAGTGAGCAGCCGCTTTAAGCAGTTAGGGCTGTCCATGAGCGAGCAGCAGGGATTTGCTGAAGCACTTGGCATAGACCCCAGCCTGTTGAGTATGATGAATAAAACCGGCTCGGAAATGGCTGCACTGCGCGAAGAGTCTCAACTGCTGGGTGTGCTTACGACCAAACAAGTAAAGAGCGCAGAGGATTACAACGAATCGCTTAGCAAGCTAGGGTTTGGCATGGAGTCGGTCAAGCGGTTTATTGCTGTTGGCCTTGCGCCCGAGCTGACAGAAATGGCCAATGACTTTACCAGCCTGCTGGCGTCCAACAAAGACTTTATTATCAACGGCATTACGGCGACTGTGGGTGTGTTGCGCGACCTGGTTGACGCCCTCATAAGGGTTGCGCCCTTTATAGCGGCAGTCGGCGCAGCTTTCTTGCTGGCAAAAGTTTATACGCTCGGGTTTGCCGGCTCGCTGGCGCTTGTGTTCTCGCCCGCCATTCTTATTGCTGCTGGGATTGCAGCCGTTATAGTTGTATTGGATGATTTGATAGTTGCTTTTCAGGGTGGTAATTCAGTTATCAGAAACTTCTTTTTAGAATTTCTTGGCTTTGACATTAGACCGGTATTGCAGGGTATTGCTGATGTATTTGGGAAGCTTGTCAGCGGAATATCCGGCGGGGCCAAAATAATATTTGATCTTTTGGAACCGTTTAGTGGATTGATTGCTGGTGTTGCTGCCGCCTTTGCTGTCGCTGCGGCTGGCCCGGCTATATTCGCAGGTGCTCTGGCGCTTATAACCTCACCCGTAACCCTCATAGTTGCCGGTATTGCTGGAATATTATTTGCGGTGGATGATCTATCAAAGGCGCTGAGCGGTGGCCAGTCCGTCATAGCTGATTTCTTTCAAGAGTTTCTTGGTTTTGACATACAGCCGGTGCTTGTTGACATCATAGACGGATTTAAAGAAGTGTTTAGCCTCGTGCTCGGCCTTGCCACTGGCTTTTTAGCGACATTCGGAGGTATATTTTCTGGCATCGGTAAGCTGATGACCGGTAATTTCTCCGAAGGCATTGCTGATTTGACAGATAGTTTTTCGATATTCGTAGACACCATTGCCATAGCTTTTGAGAATGTTTTTGGTGCGGCTTTTGACTCCATTAAACAAATGGCTTTAAGCATACTGCCCGACTGGGCTGTCAGCTTAATCGGCGGAGCAGCCGAAGGTGTTGGGAACGCAACGGAGTCTGTCGGCAATCTTGCCAGCGAGGCAGGCGGGGCCATCAGTGGGCTTTTCGGTGGGGCTACGGACGCTATAAGTGGGCTTTTCGGTGGCGGAGAAAGCACAATGCCAATGGCCCAGTCGTCACAAGTCTTTCAGCCAGGCGGCGGGCGAGCCAACAACCTCGCGCAGTCCAGCACAGTAGAGCAAAACGTTATCATGGACATTCGCACATCAGATCCAGAACGGGCCGGTAAAGCGGCTTCAGACGGCTTGCAGCGACAGCTTGAAGACGCCCGCAATCAGACAGTAGGCAGAGGGGGTAGTTAATGAGCGTTCGTGATTATCTTAGCAGCCAGTTCGGTAACGATGAGCAAGAAGCGGTAGGCATCGGCGGATTTATTACAGCGGCCCGCGTTAGTGAGCGGGTAAACCGCAGCGCATCTGTGCCAACCACATTCTTGGAAGACGGCACGCACATCAACGATCACATTATTCGCAACCCAATAACATTGAGCATCGAAGGTAGTGTGTCGGAAACTTTTGTCATGCCAAACCCTGCCATTGCCGCTTTACAGGCTGCCCAGTCACAAGTTGGAAAAATTACGCAGTACGCGCCGGCTAGAACCCAAGCCCAGCTCAGCAGAGTGTCGGAGCTTGCAAATGACTTTAACAATGTTGTGGGCCAAGTTGATAGATTTCTTGAGGCAAGCGACCGAATAGCTGGGTATTTGGGCCTCCAAGACAACACGGCCAAAAGCAACATTGAAAGTTTTATCGACACAATGGAGTCATTGCAGGAGGGGGATCAGCTAATAAGCATTGATATGCCGTTCCGCACCTACGACAGAATGTATATTATTTCGCTTGAAACTAGCCGAAGCAACGAACAAAACGCGCTAGACTTTACAATGGAACTACAGCAATTCCGGTTTGCTGATGTCATATTTGCAGAAATAACAGCGGCACCTGCTGCGTCAACCGCTACTAATGGGCAAACGGAATCGTCAAAAGACAAAGGCGTTCAAGAGGGCGATGACGTTGCCGACAGCCTCGCCACTTCCTTTAAAAACCTAGTGTCTGGGGGTTAGCATGAAGCGATTACAAAACATCACTGATGAGCCTATCCAGCGGCACACCATCCTTTTTGAACAAGATGAAATCACGTTCGTTTTGAGGTTTTACCCGCGCACACAGGTATGGCTTTTTGACGTAGAGTTTGGCGCTAGGCAGGTGTACGGACTCAAGATGTCGGTGGGGGTGCTTCACATGATAAGCCAGAACCAGCCGTTTGATTTTTTCTGCATTGATAAAAGCGGCAACGGCATTGACCCATTTACTCGTCAAGACTTCAGCGCAGGTCGTTGCGAAATCTATTTGCTGGAAGCTGCGGACATGAAGCTGATTCGCGGTGTGGAGGTGCAATTTTAGGTGTAGCATTGCGGTGTACCCGGTAGCAAATAGCATCAATAAACAATTAAGCTCCCAAGTGTTGACACAAGGGGGCTTTTGCTTTAATCTGGCTTTGCGTTGTGAGAGGCGCATCCACTAAATTATATTAAGGCAATCATTATGAACGTAGAAATTGTAAATGTCACACCGTCCATTGCCAAAGAATTCCTTAAAAACAATAAAATTAACAGGCCAGTAAAAGCGTGGGCAATCAATAAATATGCAAAAGATTTATCGTCAGGCCAGTGGGCGTCAAATCACCAAGGCATAGCTTTTGACAAAGATGGAAACCTAGCAGATGGGCAGCATCGCCTTATGGCTATTGTTAAGACACAAATATCAATTGACATGGTTGTTGCATGGGGAGTTGAGCGCCAAGGAATTGATCGTCTTGCGCCAAGATCACAAATGGATGAAATAAAATATGCCGGGATGTCAGATTGGGTTGAAAAATCACATTTAGTGATAGCAAGTGCTATGTTTGAGATTAGCTACAACGGGGCAATGCAAAATAAGGCGTCAAGAACAACAAGCGAAAACATTGATTTTTGCGAAAAACACAGAGCAGTCATTAAGTTCACGGCATCGAAATTTAGGAAAAAAGAAAAATACTTGTCTGCGGCCATAATTCAAGGGACCGTTGCAATAGCGGCCACTTATGAGGATGTCGTTAGAATAGGGGAATTTGTTAACGTGTTTAAGTCCGGGCTGCCAAATTCACAAAAAGACTTTATGGCGATAAAAGCAAGAAATTTCATAATGAATGGTGGCGCAAAAGGCGGCGCAACTGACAGAAAAAACGCAAGCAAAACTTTAATGAGAGCCATATATTTGTTTTGCAGAGGAGAAAATCTTAACAGATTGGTGCCACCAAAAGAATTTACATACACTCTTGAGGGGGTAAAATGAGTGACAACAGAAAGCAAATGCGAGTAACCATCCCGGCAGATCAAGTGGCCGCATTCAACCGGGCAAAAGAAAAGGCAGAAAAGGCTGCCATGATTACCCTGACAGATACGCAGTACGCCAGCAGACTGATCCAATGGGCGATTAAAGACTAACCATCACATTTCCGCTATACTAGCCCGTAACACTCAGTTGCGGGCTTTTCTATGTCCAACCCAAGATTTAACAGAACCTACACGCTAGAGATCGACATAGGCACGCGCACCGAAATTATCCGGCCACCCATGCGTATCACCTTTGAGGTTGACAAATCTACTAGCGGCGGGCTTAACAAGGCCCGCATTCAGCTTTACAACATCGAAGAGCGTAAGCGGCTGGCATTGGCAAAAGACGCTGAGCAGAACGACAAGCGCATACCCATACGACTGTCCTGCGGCTATCAGGATCGGCAGGAGCTAATTTTCAAAGGAACAATTTTTACCGGCGGCACTGAACGTCAGGGGGCGGATCTTGTGACCACAATAGAATCACAAGACGGCGGCTTTGACTTTGCCAACAGCTTCACCAGCAGGACGGTTGAGGGCGGGCGACGGGCTGTGGATTCAGCTCTGCAAGACATGACCAACACTGGCGTAGGCAAGATAACCGAGCGGCCTGTATTGACGCGCCCTAAAGTTCTAGTAGGAAACAGTGTAGAACTAATAAACGAGATGGTTGGGCCTGGTGAGAACTGGTACATAGAAGACGAGCAGCTTTACATTATTAAAGACGATGAGGTAACTAGCAGGTTTATACCAGTTGTTAGCGCGGCAACGGGATTAATCAGCACGCCAACGCGCAAGAGCAAAAAAGTGACGTTTCAGACACTAATTAACCCCACGGTAAAGATAGGCCGGCGCGTACAGCTAATCAGCTCTACGGCACCTTACATGAACGGGGTTTACAAGATTGAAACGATAACTTATGGCGGCGACAACTACGGGGACGCATGGAGCCAAACGTGCACCGGTATTCTGGGGCAAGGAGCGGTGGTTTTATGAATGAAAAACGACAGCTTATAAACGTCATTAATGACGCAATCTTTTTTGCGATGTCCAATTTGCACACTGCGACTATTGCCAAAGTGACGGGTGTTCAATCCAAAACAATTAGCGTACAGCCAGTCATTAACCGTGTCGTTAACAAGGTGTCTATAGAGCTGCCCGAGTTCACAAAAGTGCCGCCAGTATTTATGCAAGGCGGCGGAAGTCACACAGCGTATCCGATAGCCGTGGGTGATTACTGCCTGCTGATACTGACAGAACGGTGCTTTGACCGATGGTACGGCGGTGCAGACTTTCAAAGCCCTGCTGAGTTCAGGATGCACGACTACAGCGACGGCCTGGCGATTGTCGGCGTAAACCCGTTGGCCAGCGCAATCACTATCCCAAGTGTAATCCAGCAGACGGGTAACACGAATCAGGATGGCGACTATACGCACCAAGGCAACATGATTCAGACGGGCAACTTAACCGTCACCGGCGACTTACAGGTTAACGGCGATATTACTTGCACCGGAGCCCTTGTGGTGGCATCTGCAACTATCGGCGGTATAGACTTTGGCACACACACTCACAGCGGCGTAGATACCGGGCCGGGCAGCACAGGAGGGCCGCAATAATGCAGGTCAGTGGACTAGACAGCAACTTAGATTGGCGATTCGGCAAGGGCCGGGCGGCATACAAGCGCGACTCTGCCGCTATTGCACAGAACGTTTTGACGCGACTGCGATCCTTCCGAAACGACTGGTATTTAAACACCGAGGCGGGCATAGACTGGATACAACTGCTGGGCAATATTGGCACGGAAAAGCGCATAATCCGCGCTGTGGAATCCGCCGTGTTGCAGACAGATGGCGTGATCTCAATACAACGACTTGGCATAATTCGGCGAAATACTAACCGTGGTGTTACAATAGAGCTACAGTACACCGACGTTTATAAAATACAAGACTTGCAAACTCTGGAGCTTACAGCATGACAGCGCCACAATTTACGCCCGATGGCATCCAGGTACAGACGTTTCAAGAGATTTACGACGAGCTGGCGGCAGGCTATCGGGTGATTTATGGCGACGACATTAACCTGGACCTTAACAGTCCCGACGGCCAGCGCGTAGCGATAGAAGCACAGCTTGTTCTTGACTCACAGTCGTTCGGCGCTCTTGAGTACAATCAGCGCGATCCAGACTTTGCGCTTGGCCAGTCGCTCAACTCCATCATCAAGCTGTCTGGCATCACACGCAGGCCCGCCACGCGCTCACAGGTTGACGTTACTGTCGTGACCGATAGGCCGCTTACTCTGCCGATTGATTACACTGTAGAAGACGACCTTGGCCAGTCGTGGTCCACTCTTGCCGTCAGATCTTTGGCCGCAGGCACTACGACCGTCACGCTGTTTGCTCTTGCCTTTGGCGCCATTGCTGCCGATTCAGCAACGATTGTAAACCCGGTCACGGTGGTGATTGGCGTCATTTCAGTAACAAACCCGTCATCTGCAACCGTGGGCATTGACGAAGAAACGGATCAAGAGCTTCGGGTACGTCGCAACAGGTCGCTTGAAACACCGCAGTCGTCTAGCATAGGCCGGATGTTTAACGCACTTGCAAGCGTGGCTAACGTGACCGACGTTGCCGTGTATGAGAACGACACCGACACAACCGACTCTGACAGCATACCGGCGCACAGTCTGCTTGTAGTTGTCGAAGGCGGCTCAGTGGCAAATATTGTTGAGACTATGACTAAGAACAAGACGGGCGGCAAAGGCATGATTGGCGCTGTAACCGGAGACTTTACCGAGGAATTTACTCGGCCAAACGGAACAATCTTTACCATTGTTAGCACCATGACGTTTGACCGGCCTGTTTTTGTTTCTGTGCTTGTTCGCTTAAATGCTACTTTTATTAACCCAAACCTGCCGATAGATGACGAAGCTATCCGCCAAGAAATCGCCACAAAGCAATTCAGCATTGGCGATGACCTGCTCGCGGGGGACTTGTATCAACTTGCATTTAGAGGCGGCTCTAACTTCATACCCACGAATTTAGAGATCAGCAGTGATAACGGCGCAACGTATACGGACGGGCGAATATCTACTGCTTTGAACGGCAAGCTCAGAATATTGGCAGATAACGTAACTGTAACAGAGGTCATCCCATGAGCTTTGAGTCAGATTACGTTAACCTCCTAATAAAGCAATATTGGGAGAAGCCAAAAGCTAACGCCGAGATAGAGTTTAAAGCAGGCGTATGGAAAAAAACATTTGAGTTTATAGACTCGTTCACAGGGGAATTTGACCTAGACACAGCAACCGATGACCGCCTTGACATCATTGGGCGAATTGTAGGCATAGGCAGAGAAATCCCTTTTTCTATTCCTAAAATTGCCTTTGGCTTTGATGAGAACCCAAACTCTCGCGGCTTTGACGATAAGTTTTCGCCCTTAGAAGATCGCGCACCTTTTCAAGATAAATTTGAATCGCCGTCAACTGATCTGGTTCTTGACGACAACGCATACAGACAGTTTATTCGTGCTAAGATCGCCAAGAACACTTTTGGCCCCTATATGTCCGGCAATGATTCCTTGTCAATACAGCAAGCTGTTATAAATATTTTTGGCGGGCTAGCCTTTGTTACAGACAACTATGACATGACACTGACTCTGCATGTGTCGCCCCTTTTTAATAGCACCACACTTGATGCGCTTTTGGATTTATCGCTTATCCCTAAACCTCAAGGGGTCGGATACATCACAGTTATAGAATAATTACGGGAGCTTTCTAGATGGCAAAGATAGACAGATATGACGGCAACCTAAGAGCGTTTGGAAGCTCGGCAACAGGCACAGAAAGAACTGTTTTCGGCGATACATCTCAGTCGGACACCCTTGACGATAATGTTGTCGCGGACTTCTTTAGAGGCTGGGGCATTACCGGGCCTACGTTTAATCCAACCAAGCAAGACTTTAACGGCCTGGGGTTTACCCTTGGCCAGCTAATTGCGTACCTGCACCAGCAGGGTATACCGGAGTGGAACACGTCGCAGGAATGTTATCAAGGCTCGGTTGTCACTACATTGGCAGGAATTTACCGGCTAAAAAATGGCGGTGATGCAACTGTAGACCCAGATAACGACAACGGCACAAATTGGGAGCTTGCACCTACTCGGGCTCAGGTGGACGCTAAAGCAAACCAAGCCACAACTTACACCGAGACGGAAGTTGACAACCTGTTGGACGACAAAGCTGACCAAGCCAATACCTACACTGAAACAGAAGTTGACGAGCTGACAGGAAGTCTTGCCTACCCCAATACAACACTGGCATCTAGTTCAGACATTTCAGAAAACCTTAGAGAACCCATTACCGCATATCCACACATTCAGGGATTTCGTACAGGCACTGGAACAGCGCTTACTTTTGCACAGGTAGTAGAAGAGGCGGCAGAGCGCGGGGCAAGGCTGCTTACTATCCAAGAACTGGAGGCTGGTGTTGCTGCTGGTGCAGGGTTCACATATGACACTGTATTAACCTGGACAAGCTCGCCCGCAGGAGTTGGGCTGGTATATGGAAACCTTGGAGACGGTAACGGCACCAGAGTTGTTTTAAACACGAGTACAGACACCGCCGCTGGTGGTTACGCTGTTTCTGTTATTGGTCAAAGGCAGTGGACGGACACTCAGTATGCCGATAAGGCTACAACCTACACTGAAACAGAAGTTGACAGCCTTCTTAATGCCAAGGCGGACAAGGCCACAACCTACACAGAGGCGGAAGTTGACAGCCTTCTTGACGCTAAGGCGAATCAGGCTACAACCTACACTGAAACAGAAGTTGACAGCCTTCTTAATGCCAAGGCGGACAAGGCCACAACCTACACAGAGGCGGAAGTTGACAGCCTTCTTGACGCTAAGGCGAATCAGGCTACAACCTACACCGAGACGGAAGTTGATGGCCTTCTTAATGCCAAGGCGGACAAGGCCACAACCTACACAGAGGCGGAAGTTGACAGCCTTCTTAATGCCAAGGCAAATCTATCAGGAGCTACGTTTGCGGGGAACATATCCGCCACCAACCTGAGCGGAACGAATACCGGCGATCAGACTTTAAGAGAAATTGGCGTTGGGCAGACTTGGCAAAATGTTACATCTTCAAGGGTGAAGAATACAACCTATACGAATAGCACTGGAAAACCAATACAGGTTTTTATTATTTTTGACCCTAAAAGTGCAGATTCAGTTCTGACTATTAACGGAATTGCTGTCCCCACAAACGATAACAATATGGAAATAGTCTCATTTATAGTTCCAAATTCCAATACCTACAAGCTTAGCAACTGGGGAGTTTATTACCCGATAAAATGGCTAGAGTTGAGATAATACAGCCCCTTAAATTTAGGTAGTAATTTATGAAACACTATAAAGATGAACAGGATAATATTTACGCATACGAATCTGACGGCTCACAAGACGAATTTATCAAAGAAGACTTGGTTGCCATCAGTGATGAAGACTTGGCTATTCTGAGAACGCCGACAGCCGGGCAACTTCTGGCGCAGCTATCAACCGCCCGCAAAGCACAGGAGCAGCAGGGCGTGACCGTAAACGACATACGCTACGCAGGCGACCCCGGCAACCGCCAGGCGCTGCAAGAGGCCATCTCGTTTATGGACTATGCCGGGCTAGATGAGTTTGCACGCTGGAAAAACTCAGACAACGTATTCCATGCCAACCACCCGCTGGCTGACGTGCGCGATGCTTACCGAGCGATAGGCGTGCACCGAGCACAGTTAATTGCAGCCGAGGGCGAGTACGCTACACAGATTGCAGCGGGAACCTTAACCGACTTATCAGAGGTTGTATGGCCATGAACAAAACCAGAATAGCAGTAGCGCTTTTTGTCGTAATACTCATCGCAGCCGGATACGCCGCAACAGCCCGCGCCGATACTGTGCAAATCGGTCTTGGCAAGTCAATCCTAAATTCTTCGGCCACTGTTGGCGAAATCGGATACGAGCGCAACGGCTGGGAAGTGCAGGCCACGTTGATGGGTGCAGGTGACACAAAGAACGGGCAGCAAGATCAGTTGTCCATATATTCCGTGTCGTACATTACTGAGCCCGGCTGGGGCTACAAGGGCGTGGAGCCATACGTTCGGCTGGGCATTAGCCATAACACCGGCAGCACTTTGATTGGTTCCAGCAACTTCCGGCTAGGCTTGGGCGTTGAATTTAGCAAAGTCTTCCGCCTTGAATATGTGCACCACAGCTCAGCAGGCATACATGATCCGAATACGGGGCTTGATTACGTAGCGTTGAGTTACGTTATGCCAGCGCCTTGGTAAATTAGGAGCGTTCGCTATGAAAATCAGCAAAGTAATCATCCACGCAGCAGACACCCCGGCAAGCATGGACGTGGGTGCAGCAGAGATACGCCGCTGGCACGTTGATGGCAATGGCTGGTCGGATATAGGCTATCACTACGTTGTAAGGCGCAGCGGGCTTGTAGAAACTGGCCGTGACCTTGACGGTGATGGTGACATCGAGGAAGAAACCGGCGCGCACGTTTACGGCCACAACCGGGGCACGCTCGGCATCTGCATGGTCGGCGGCAAACCTGGCTGCAACTTCACCTCGGCGCAATGGCGCGGCCTGTCGTTTCTTGTCACTGACATCTGCAAGCGCCATAAGCTGACCGCCGCCGACGTGTATGGGCACCGCGACTTTGACAGCGGCAAGACGTGCCCGACATTTGACGCCCACGCATGGGCTACCACCTTGGATCTATGACATGAGTGCATGGGACAAAATCAAAGACGTTGTTGGCTCTGTCGCACCGATGGCAGGGTCGATGCTTGCTGGGCCTGCCGGTGGCGCGGTTGGATCAATGCTTGCCGCTGCGTTAGGTGTAAGCGGCACACCGGACGCTGTTGCCGCTGCAATACAGTCTGACCCTATGGCCGCCGTAAAGATCCGGCAGATAGAGGCTGACCTTGAACAGACTAGGTTAGAGGTACGCGGCCAGGTCGTGCAGGCCGAAGCGTCAGGCGATTCATGGCTACAACGCAACTGGCGGCCTTTAACTATGGTTTGGTTTAGCGTTCTGGTGGGCGCGTATTGGTTTGGCTTTACGCCTGAGAATCTGTCAGAAGAAGCTGTGCTGTCGCTTTTCGGGTTAATCAAACTGGGCCTTGGTGGCTATGTTATCGGAAGAAGTGCGGAGAAAATCACAAAGGAAATCAGCGGCTCTGGAATACTGGGAAAGATTTTTAGCAAGTGAACTGATATAATTCTTGCAATTCACACAAACCATTATGAGCCAGACGCATGACTCTAAAGACTGTAGTAGAAAGCGCCCCCGTCGCTGCAATAAAGCCAGAGTCGATTGCAGCCAGCTCAACGTATCTGACAAACGGAATAGTGTTTACCTGGGGCGCAATGACAGTCAACGAACTCATGATGATGATCGCCACCGGATTCGGCGTGGCGACGTTTTTTGTGAATTTGCACTTTCAAAAGCGGCGTGAAAAAAGAGAGCAAGAGCTGCACGAATTACGCAAACAAGCCCCTACTCCCTGCTCTAATCCACCGACTCAGTAGTACGCCACAAACGGCCCTGGCGATGGCGTGAGCGGCTTTGTGTAAATCCTGTGATATCCGTCAGAGTAAGGCAGATCAACTACTACAGGCTCGGCTACTCGGTGCTGTGCCCACAGCTTTTCTATGTTGCGTGGTGAACGCTGCATGTCTTCGCCGATCCGCTTTGCCTTGTCCTGCAATATAAGCGCATCCAATTGCACGCCGTACTGATGCTCGGCCCGCACCTTTGCCACAACCCAGGCTTCTATGCTGTTCGTCTTGAAACCTTTGGCTAGGTAGTTGACTGTGCTGGGCGCTACATCGTAACGAGCACCAATCATTACCATCGTATAATCTTTTCTCTCAATCTTGCGTGCATCCCGTTGCTTGTACCGGCGCAGGATTTCTTCAATTTCGCGGCGCGTGGCTGGCTTGTTTCTCATAATTCATCACCTTTGTTGTCTGCTTTACTGTGTAGGTTAGCAATTCCAGTGACAGGGTCAATGGGCAGAGATATGTAATGCCGCCCATTGTCACACCCGTAGAAAGACCCCTCATCGGGCATAAGATGATTCCCGTTTCCAGTTTTATCTACGCATAGCCGCACTGGGTCGCCAATGTTTAGCACGGGAACAATGCCTTCTTTGTCTTGGAATAGAGTAGACACGTCTTCGGGGTCGCACCAGCACTCGGCCTCTTCTGCAAGTTCTATGTACACCCTTCCGTTGTCGGTAATCATTTGCCCTGCCCCTGCTTAATGGCCAAACTGCAAAGTTTAATGGCGATGCGGCCAAGCTCTGATCCAGCCTGCCGAATATCCTCAAAAGGTGTGCCAATGTCGTCCTCTGCTGACCGAGCAATAAACGCAGCTTTTCTTATTGCGATTGATTGCAGGTCACTCCAGCCGCACGGGTATGGGCACTCTGTCGCATCGGCGCTGGCCGGGTGGGTGTAAACCGCAATGCCGTCTTCCTTTGGCTCGGCGGACATGCTGATGCCGCAATACTTGCCGGCCAACATTGCCTCAAGCATTCTCGGCACAACGTAGCCAATAGCCTCACCATCAAGCGCCTGGCGGCTGGCCCGCCAGTCACAAGCCTCCTGCCAAAAATCCCATGAGTCCTGCACATTCGAGTACAGGTACTCTCCATCTTCTGATTGCGTGTTTTTCATCGTCAGGTCAAACCCTAGACGGGCAGCTACTTTTTCAAAGGCTTCTCTGCTATCCATCAGAAATACTCCGCTTGGAAGATGTCAATTTCTTTGCTGCTCATCTCACTAGCCATCTCGACAAACTGCTCTGTCAGCCAGTCGCGCCATACCTCTGACATGTCAAAGTCAGGATCGGTCAGCACGGAAAAAAGGTAGCCTTCCATCTGCGACCCTGCCTCGCCAAGCCACTCTGCAACCATCCAGCTAAGCCTATGATTGTCTTCGGTGTACTCTTGCATCAGCATCTCGGCAAAGTCATCGCGGTACTTTTCCAGAGCCGCATCTTCGTCAGCTAGTTGATCGACTAAGCCTTGGTAGTGGTCAAGGGCGGCTGTGTGGTGGTCGGTCATTTGCACTCTCCATATCCGTCAAGTTTTGGCCACCCGTAAGAGCCGCCGCTGTCTGTGTGTATCTTTCGCATCTCGCAGTAGTTGGCCTGCACGGCCGCCTGGTCTTTGTTGTTCTGTTTAGCGCCGAGCACCAGCGCAATAACAATGACTCCGATCAAAATGGCAATTGCCGGTACGGTATTTATGTCTACGTAGTAGCCTTCGGTCATTTTCATGTTTCATTTTCTCCTTAGTGTTGTGTTACCATATACCCATACTGACTAACTGTAAACACTAAAAGAGGTTAATTTATGAGGCTTGACGTATATATTTTGCTGGACGTTGCCCACTTCCTGAAGATAGAGCAGCGCACACTGCAAAAGGCATCCGGGCTAGGCATCAACACGATGAGTTTGTGGAAAGTTTGGAAGCGGCACCCTACGCCAGAAAGTTTTAAAAAGGCCCAGGATGCGCTTGTTGATCTGGCAGGGCTGCCAGTGGAGTACAAAGACATGCACATTGAGCAGATTGCGCGGATTTTGATAAAGTAGCCTTAGTACGGGGCTTTTCTCATTTGTTGAATATGGCTCTCTTTGCATAGTCATCTCGGCACTCACCCCCGGGGCAGAAAGTACCCTGGTCAATGTGCTCGTGGCAATTCCTGCACAAGCCGGTGAAGGGGTGCTGGCGCACTTGCTGCCGGGCATTCTGTAGCGAAATTCGCAAGTTCATTTCTGTCATTTCTTGTGCGTCATCTACGACGTCAGCCATTACACATCCCCCTTTATTTGTCCCAACAATTTAAAAGCCTGGTCCGCGATCCTGAAGCTCTCTCGCTTGTCGTACTGTGCTTTTGCGTTCATGACGGTCAGGCGTTCGATTAAATCTTTTTGTTGCGCCAGCTTGATGTTAAGTGCCTTGATTTCCATTTTCGCGTGCATCAGCCGATTGCCTTGCTTTTCTTCTGATGTCATAAATCAAACCCCCATCGCTTCGCAAAATCGCTAACATTCCGAAGCCTGTCCTCGCGGGTAGTTAGCACATTAAAATGATCGGCGGCATCTACTGGACTGCTCGGCGGAAGGGCTTTAAGGAAATCGTATTGTTCGCGCACCGCCCAGATCATACATTCAAGTCCGTCGCCCAAGTCACGGCCAATCTTTTGGAACTGCTCAAAGTTTCTACGGCTTGTTTCTATTCTGCTGGTCATCGCCCCTGCTCCAATTCAATAGCCCGCTGCAAACTTACAATAGCCTCTTTCCGATCTTGTATTCCATCCTTAGCTCCACGTTGGCCAGGGCAAAGCATTTTCTTGATAGCGTGTGCATCTGCGGGATTGGTCACGCTGTAGGCTGTCAGGATGTCGTACACGTCAACCCACTGGCCTTTGATCTGCACATGGTACTTGCTTGCGGGTGATTCGTAATGTTCACCTGTGCCGCCGTTATGGCCTATGATGTCCATGCGCTTCTCTGCTTCGGCCCAAGCCTCGTCTTCTTCAGGGCTGCTGAATGGGCTTTCTAGCTCATCGCGGGCGGCTTGCCATTGGTCGCGGGTAAAGGTTTTGCGTAAGTTGCAAGGCTCACTGTTGTAATCTGCCTCGCCATCTTCCAAAAATATATGCTTATATCCGAAGGTCCCACCCCACTTGCTCACATTCTCTGCTAACCACTTTAAATCTGCGTGCATCTTAGTAGCGCTCCCATGCTCTTTTAAGTTGGTCTTTCAGGCTCTGGATTTCAAGATCCTTCGGGCAAGCTTGCATTGCTGACAACAAGTTTTTTCGGATGTTGTCGTATTCGTTAGTGGTCATGGTGATCAACACAGAGATACCGTTGTAACTAGACGCACGAATGGTTTGATCATCTACGCGATTAAATTTGCCACTTAAAATACCTGTTACTATTTCACTGGCCTGAATGGAAACATTAAATTCAGTGTCATTATCAAGGTGCGGGGCCATGTCGCAATGAATCGTATTGATGGCCTCATCGACAGCCGTGTAGGCGTCTTTCTTGAAGCGCTTTATCATCTCGGTATACTTTTCTTCTAGGGTCATCTCACTTCTCCTTTTCGTTATTCGTGAGTTAACAATAAACCGTTGGTGCGTTATTGTAAACACTTAGAGCAAAGAAAAGCAGCGCCGTTAAGCACTGCCTATGCGGTCCTAAAACGGGATGTCATCTGGAAAATCATCAACAGGATCAGGATCGGGCCAGCCTGGTGCTGGCGCAGGTTGCCGCATCTGCGGTGCTGGCGCTTGCCGCACGCCCTCAGACTTACCACCGATCAAGTCAACGTCATTGCAGCGCAACTTTAGGTAAGTCTTGCCGTTAGTTGCGTCAAACGTAGACAGCTCACCAGAAACAGCTACCGGTTGGCCTTTCTTGAGATAGGCAGGTAGGCCACCTTCTGCTTTCTTACCCCAGATTGCACAGTCTAGCCATACCGTCTGGGCCTTGTCGCCGAAACCCGCCTTCATTGCAACGCTAAAGCTGCATACTGTTGATGTGCCAACTTGCTTTACTTCGCAGTCTTGACCTAAATTGCCGGTTAGTGTTAACAGATTCATTTACATTTCCTCGCTTGTATCGTGGTCTTCTGCGTTGTCAACTACAACCGGTGCCGCCTGCTCAAGGCTAACAAGCTGAGCCGCGGTAAGCTTTCCGGTTTTCTGACACTGGCCGATAACCTGCTGCAATGTCATTGTGCCTTCTTGCATCTTTTTTGCCATAACTGGAAGTGCTTTTTCAAAACGATCAGCCGGGTATTCTTCTGTCTTTAGCTCAAGAAAAGGAACGTGTACAGGTTTGCGCGTGGCCCGGCTTTCGGCGACTAGAAACGTCATGCCGCGGGCTAGGATGCCGGTCAATGCGCGTATACGTATGCCGCCGACTGCCTTGCCTGCCCATTTGACTTCTGGGTCGACGTGAACCTGAACGCTCTGGCCCGTCCAGGCAGAGCTATCACGCCCCCAAGCCTCAACCAGCATCCGTAACATTCCTTTGCTTGGCTTCCACGGCTTGTTGTGGTCGCCCTCAAAGTGTACCCAGATAGGCTGCTCGGTCCCTGGCGGTTTTACGGTTACGCCGGTAATCTTCAATATAGGCTCGACGCCTACGATGTCCAGCGTGTTTAGTTGGTCTGACTTTGCTTCGATTGCGAATGATACGTCATTGCTCATTAGTAAATGCCCCCATCTTCTAGTGCGTTTTCAATCTGCGACAGCCGGTACGCTGGCAGGCTTATGATCTCTGGCTTATCACACGGCAGCGAAGGCCATACACCTGACGATTCACAAGCAGCGAACGTGTCAAGAGCTTCGCGGTATTTGCGTCGACCCTCACCAAGCGTTGTATCACAGGGCCGGTACAGCTTGTGGCCGTGCGGCATGGCTTCTTCTACCGCGGCGAATTCAAACTGTGCTTCCTCGCCTGTTGCCCACTCGAAGGCGTCAACGTACAGGGCAGCGGATAGATCATAACCGTAGTTGTCGATCGCACGGCTGAACGGATCTGGCCTGGCGTCTTGCGTCTTCTTAACGTCGACTATGGTGCCGTCAGTCAACAGCAGGTCGTAGCGCACGCGGATCAATACCGCGGTTTCAGGGTCGCGCACAAACAAAGACAGCTCTCGCCAGCCTTCGCCGGTCAGTCGGCTGCACATCAACGGATTAGCAAGCACAGCCTCTTGCATACCGATGACGTTGTCAGCCTCTCCTGCTGTCAGCACAACTTCGGTGCCGTGCGTCTTTACAGCCTGCTTGTACTCACTGGCGCGGCGGTCCTTAACCTCGCGCAGCAGAACGTAATCATTAGCAAAGCGATCAGGCTCCAGCAGTGCCGTGTGTATTGCAGTGCCGATTTCCATAGCGCGGCTTGGGGTGCGTGCCGCCTGGAACTTGTAGTGTGCCGGGCTGCGCAGGACTGTTTTTAGGCCAGAACTGCTAATGCCTTTGAGATGGCTGTGATATGCGTCGTTAGGCATACCGCTTACGAACATTGGTGGCACGATCTCCATGCCTTCTTTGTATTCAATAACGGTTATGTTCATGGTTAGTCAGTCCTTGTTAGTCGAAGTACGTTGACCATATTAAACGCTTGGCGTATATTGTCAACACCCAATCAGGCATAACAACCACCGAGGCGTAAATTATGACAGTTTTGGAAATTCGCAAGGCATTAAAGGATCGTCGGCTTAACCTGGTATCCGAGGCGACCGGGCTGCACGTCAACACTATCCGAGAAATCAGGGACGGATTATCAACAGACCCGCGCAACAGCTCTGTGGTTGCACTCTCTGACTACCTGGAGGCAAACAAGTGAAGCTGCGCCCCTATCAGGAAGACTTAATCGACAAGACCCGTGAAGCATTGCGGCGCAATCGCCGGGTGCTAATGCAGGCACCTACTGGCGCTGGCAAGACGGCCATCACTGTTTTTATGATGCAGACTGCCGCGGCACTCGGGAAAACGAGCGTTTTTTGTGTCCATCAAAACGAACTGCTTACACAGACAAGCCGTGCGCTGTGGAGTCAGAAACTAGAACATGGCCAGATTGCCAGCGGTCGCACGCGCAGCTACCTAGCAGCACAGGTGGCAAGCGTACAGACCTGGGTGCGTCGTATGGACCTGTACTCAGAGCCGGACCTGATTATCATTGACGAGTGCCACCGCAGTGCTGCCAGCACTTACCAAAAGATTCTTGAGGAGTATCCGAACGCTAGGGTCATTGGTTTGACCGCAACGCCGCAGCGTACTGACGGCAAGGGTCTGGACGGCACGTACACTGAGCTGGTGCAGGGGCCGACCATTCGGCAGCTAATCGACGCAGGTTATCTGTGCGAATACGAGATATTCGCGCCACCATCGCCGCTTGATCTGTCGGAGGTCAAGACCAAAATGGGGGACTACGATAAAAAGCAGCTAGAGCATGAAATTGACAAGCCGACCATTACTGGTGACGCGGTAGCCACATACAAGAAACATGCCAACGGGAAACGGGCTGCGGTAATGTGCGTGTCTATTCGGCACGCAGAGCACGTAATGGAAAGCTACAACGCCGCAGGGGTTCCGGCTGAAATGCTTGAAGGTAAGATGACCAACAAAGAGCGAGAGGCGGTCATTGATAGGCTGCGAGCCGGTGAGACTTTGGTGGTGACCGCGGTAAACCTGCTGATTGAAGGGCTTGACGTCCCGAGCCTAGAGGTTATTCAGTGGTTGCGCCCTACTCAATCGCTTATCGTTTTCATGCAAGGCAATGGGCGCGGCTTTCGCATGTCAAAAGGCAAAGACAAATTAATTATTCTTGACCAGGTTGGCAACTGGAAGCGGCATGGACTGCCAGACGATGACCGCGAATGGAGTTTGCAGGGGCGCAAGAAAGGCAAAAAGCGCAAACCAGACGACGAGGCAGACGTTAGCATTCAGCAATGCAAACACTGCTTTCATATTTTTCGGCCCGGTGTCAATGTCTGCCCGTCTTGCGGGAAGCCGGTGGAAGCCAAGCCAAAAGCAGAGATCGAAGTGGTAGACGGCGAACTGGAGCGCATCGACGTAACTGCAATGCGCAAACAGGCCAAGCAGGAACAGGGCGAAGCCAGGGGACTAGTTGACCTGGTGAAACTCGGGCAGCGCCGAGGCATGAAGAGCGCGGCAATCTGGGCTGCTCACGTACACGCAAGCAGGGCCGGGCGAAAGGCTACGGTGGAAGACTTTGCTAACGCTAAGAGGGTGGGGCGATGATAGATATTGATGTAACGATGGTGAGATCAAAAGAAACAAAAGAGCCGGTCGCAATATTTGAGCAAACAAATGACTTAGTGTCTCTTGGAGCAATGATAGATGAGATTGTCGACCCGGCTTTGTGTGAATATTCCGATCAAACCATATCCATTGATCTTGGTTTAATTTTCTCAAATCCAACTCCTGAATTTATTGAAAACCAAGAAAGGCAGTCAGAAGCCATCTCTCTCGGTGGATTTTCTTCTGGAATGTGTTACCAAATTTTAGAATATTTTTTATGTAACATTATTGAATGGGTAGAGTTTCCTGAAAATTTTGATTCTTTAAGTTCAGATCTAGATTTTGAGGATAGATTCTGGGGTTCAAAATTTAAAGAAAGCAATGAAAAGGACGTTTTCTGATGAACCCAGAAACCAAAATACAAAACCTAATACTCATGGCGCTATCAAAAGCCGGGTGCCTAGTTTTCAGAAACGAAACCGCGGGCGCCTGGGTTGGCAAGGTGCTGCACAAAGACGCCGGTCAGGTGACGTTGACTGACGCCCGCATGATCCGGTTTGGGCTTGCGGTTGGGTCTAGCGACATAATCGGAATCGCGCCCTGTGGCCGGTTTTTTGCAATAGAGGTAAAGACGCGCACGGGTCGACCGAGCAAAGAGCAGATGGTGTTTCTCAACGCCGTAAACAACGCCGGGGGCATCGCAGGTATTGCCCGCAGTGTAGAAGACGCGCTAAAATTAATCCGCGGCTAGGAGGCATCCGAACGGCGTCTAGTCAACGCCTGCCGCTTTTTCTTTTCGACTCCCTTGACTGAGGTATGTATGTCTAAACCCACGAATTGGTACGCAGCCCGATACGCTGAACGGTACGGCTTTGCAGTAATCCCCATCAAACCTAAAAGCAAACTCCCAGTAGAGAACGATTGGGGAAATCGCGCATTCACAGCCCCAGACGAAGCCGCCAAGCACTGGGAAGAAAACCCTAACTTAAACATCGGCCTGGCGCTTGGCCCGTCACAGATGTGCAGTCTTGACATTGACTGCATGAAGTCGTTTCGCCTTATCGCTGAAGAGTTTGGCATTGACCTGGACGCCGAACTTTCCAAGGTGCCGACCATACAGGGCGCTGACAAGGGTATGCGCTGCATGTTTCGCGTGCCAAGCCAGCCGGGCGTCATGGATTACCACAAAGTAAGCTGGCCTTCTGAGGGCGACCCCAGCGGCGACATCCACAAGCAGATGATGCGGGACGCTGCCAAGGCCAAAGCTGACGGCAATACAGAAAGAGAAGCCCAGATCCGCGACACCGCCAAACAGTTCAGCGCCTACACGGTTATTGAACTGCGGGTGTCTAACGAGGGCAAGCAGCGGTACGACGTCCTGCCGCCGTCTATACACCCTGATACCCTGAAGCCTTACCGCTGGATAGTGCAACCACCGAAGACCCTGGCAGAGTGGCCAGAGCCGCCGCCGTGGATGATGGCGATCTGGAACGCATGGGACAGTTTTAAACCGCAGTTGGTCGACGCCTGCCCGTGGCTACCCAAAGCCGCCCCGCCACCGCCTCGGGCACCCAAGCAGCCAACACAACAGGGCAGCGCCATAACGGCGTTTAACGACGCGCACGACTTGCGTATGGTGCTTGAACAATACGGCTACACACGCAAGGGAAAAAGCCGATACGTGTCGCCGCACACTACAACAAACTTGCCCGGCGTCGTTCTGTTTCCTGGTGAAGACCGCTGCTTTATTCATCACGCCAGTGACCCGCTTTGCAGCGACGACACTGGCAAGCCGGTAAACCCTTTTGATTTGTACTGTGAATACGAGCACAGCGGCGACGTGTCAAAGGCAGTCAAAGCCGCGGCAGAGTTGTTGGGGCTTACACGCGAGCGCCAAGAGCGTGCGCCCGGTGACGGCAAAGGTCCGGAGAGCGCAACGGGTCCGGAGAGCGAGGCAACGCCAGCACCAATAATGCGCCCGTTCCGGTGCCTTGGCTACCAGGGCAACAGCTATTTTTATTTGCCCCGCGGCACTGAGCAGGTCAGCGAAATCAAGCGGGCGTCACATACAAGCCCGGCAGAGTTGATGGGCCTGGCACCTCTTGAATGGTGGGAGATGGCTTATGTAAAGGCCAAGCAGGGCACGGACTGGCAGGGTGCAGCCAACGACCTTATGCGCAGTTGTGAACGTGCAGGCATTTACAGCCAGGACCGTGAGCGCGGTCGGGGGGCGTGGTACGACAAGGGCCGGGCAGTGCTGCACCTCGGTGATCGGCTCTTAATAGACGGTGAGCACACCGCAATATCTGACCATGACAGTAGCTTTATTTACACGAAACAAGCGCCGCTTGAACACGGCGCGGACTCGGTGCCGGCAACCGATGACGAAGCCACATCCATTGCTGAACTGTTTGAACAGCTAAACTGGACCAAGCCCCTGCACGCGCAAATGTTGGCCGGTTGGTGTCTGTTGGCCCCTATCTGCGGTGCGTTGTCCTGGCGGCCACACATCTGGATAACGGCACAGCGTGGCGCTGGCAAGTCGTGGGTGCAGGATCACATCATAGGCCCACTTCTAGGCCCTGCCGCGATGATGGTGCAGGGCAGCACAACAGAGGCCGGTATACGCCAGAAACTTAAAAGCGATTCTAGGCCCATTGTGTTTGACGAAGCCGAGAGCGAGGACCAACGCAGTCAAAACAGAATGCAGACGGTTATAGAGCTGGCTCGCCAATCTTCCAGCGACAGCACCGCGGAAATAATCAAGGGTACGGTGAACGGCAACGGGATGGCTTTTCGTATGCGGTCAATGTTCTTGCTGGGGTCAGTCAACGTGTCGCTATCACAGGCCGCGGACGAATCACGGTTCTCGGTTTTGACCTTGGCATCACCCGAAAAAACAATAGAGGATAAAGACAGGTTTGACAGCTTCAGCAAGCGCGTCGATAACACGTTGACAGCCGTCGCCTGTGCGTCTATACGGGCAAGGGCTTACCTAATGATGCCGGTGATACGGGTCAACGCTAAAACATTCGCTAGGGCCGTTGCAGAGGTGCTGGGAAGCCAGCGACTAGGCGACCAGGTTGGCACGCTTATTGCCGGAGCTTGCGCGTATTACCGGGACAATGAGATCAGCCTGGACGACGCCCGCACATGGGTGGCGAAAATGGACTTCTCCGACGCTAAAGAGGCCGAGCAGGTGAGCGACGAAGAGAGCTGCTTGCAGCGGATCTTACAGAGCCAGGTTCGGTTTGATAGCGACCGCGGTAGTTTGCTTCGGTCAGTTGGTGAACTTGTTGACTCTGCAAGCGGGCAGGAAGTTATCGCCGGGATCACGCAGTCAGAGTGTAACGAGGTGCTAAAGCGTTACGGTTTAGTTGTAAGCGGCAGCCATTTATCAGTGGCAAACAAGCACGCCGAACTTGAAAAACTGCTAACCGGCACACCTTGGGGGTCTGGCTGGCGGCGCATACTGGGTAGGATTGAAGGTGCCAAGTCTTCTGACAGTGTTGTGCGGTTTGCGGGGACACGTAGCCGTGCTGTACAGATTCCGATCAGTTTTACCCGCTAGGCGTCACGTTTTAAAAGTTGTGAGACGCCCCGAGCAGGAGACTGACTCTGGTTTTTCTTTATTTATCATGGTGTTATCTAGGCGGCATCAAACGTCACGGCACAAATGCGCAACAGAAGCCACCCCTACAAAAAATAAAAAGTGATAAAAAATAATCACAAAAGAGACAGTCCCCTATATAACTATAACTTTACTGTTACTTTTGTGTTTATTGATGACGGGCCTTACTCTCCCAAGGGCTGTAGGCGTCAACAGTTGGGATTTTATTTTGTGACGTTGTTGACGGGCAATAAAACCATTGCACCCTCCCTCACTTGTGTTACTGTTAACTCACAGAAGCAGCCAAACCACAAAAAAGGAAATCACCATGAGCGAACACATCGGAAACTACAAAGACCTGAACGGCGACACAGTGCGAGTGACCTTTGAGAATCGCCGGTATTACTACGAGACTGTTGACGGCACACCGGATCGGTACATCAGCCACCAAGGCCCGGACAGTGATCAGACGTTGGTACGTATAGCATGAACATCAGCCAAGCCGACATCAACAAGCTGTGCAGTGCGCCAAAACCCGCGACACTCTGCCCAGCCTGCCAGGCCACCGTTACAAGCTGGCACGAAGAGGATCTGATAGACCAGCACGGCCATTGCGCAGGTTGTGATGTGCAGGGAGTGCAGGGCAACAAGGAGTGAATTTGTGAATAATATTATGCCAAAATTAGGAGATACCATTGCCGTATGGTTTTCATGCGGTGCTGCCAGTGCAATTGCAGCGGCGGAAACCGTCAGACTGTACGGTGACATTTGCACGGTCAGAATATTAAACAACCCGGTAGCCGAGGAAGACGCCGACAATCAAAGGTTTTTAAAAGACGTGGAGAAGTGGCTAGGCGTCAAAATTGAGTCAGTTATTAACGAGTCGTTTCCAGATGCGTCAGCGGTGTCAGTCTGGGATAAAAAAGCGTACATGGCAGGTAATGCCGGGGCACCTTGTACTGTAGAGCTAAAAAAACGCGCTAGGCAGAAATGGGAAAGCAAAAATCACGTTGACTGGCACGTTTTAGGCTTTACTTCAGAGGAAAAACACAGGCACGTTAATTTTAAGAAAACGGAAAGAGAGAATTTACTTGGCATATTAGTCGATCAAGAGATCACTAAGGGCGAATGTTTTAATAGATTGTTTGAGGCGGGCGTAAAAATTCCTGCAATTTATGAACGCGGCTACCCGAATGCGAATTGCATCGGATGCGTAAAAGCGTCTAGCCCTACTTATTGGAACCATGTGCGAAAGCAAGACCCAAAAGTTTTTGCAGCCAGAGCCGAGCAATCACGTAGGACTGGCGCAAGACTAGTAAGAGTCAAAGGCGAGCGAATATTTTTAGATGAACTAGACGCAGAAGCAAAAGGCCGACCCATGAAAGATATGGATTTCGAATGCGGTATATTCTGCGAAGAGAGATAGCCCAGCAAGCCGCACAGGCCACGAACACCGATTAACCTAGGCAACCCTAGCCAATACAACTAAAAGCCCGTACAGGGCACTGGAGAACGATATGAGCAAGCCAGATTGGACAGAGGCACCAGAAGGAGCAACGCACTGGGATAACAGGGGCGATTGTTTTTGTAATAAGCAGGGCTGGTATCTTGATGAAAAGTTTATTGCAGAAAGGCAGCTAGATTGGGGTGAGACTCATTACGAAGCACGCCCTCAAAGCCAGCCAGACTGGACAGAGGCACATGACGACGCTACACATTACGATGCGAAAGCAGATGTATTTTGCAAGTTTGATGGGTATTGGTGTGGAGATGAATTTGTGTTGGAAATGCAAAAAAGATGGGGAGTTGAGGGCTACATTGCACGCCCTGTAGATCCGCCAGCAAGCGACTGGGTAGACGGCTGGCCACCAGTAGGATGGCATGGGGAATTGCAGTGGGGTGTTGACGGTGATTGGTTTGAGTGCGTCGTGATACCTGGAGATCTGGTTGTTGTTCAGGGATCGGCGGGAAACTGGAATATAGTTGACGACATGAAAAGTTATAACTTTTCGTTTCAAGAGCTACAGGCCGCAGAGTCAGAGCGGGATATAGTTGTAAGAGCGGCGATTGAGGCTTGCCCTTATCCTGGCAGCTCAACAACGCATATTGACGTGGAGGCACTTTATGACGCCGGAATGCTAAGTATGCCAGAGGACTAACAACCTAAGAGCAGATGGTGTTATAATAACCCTAACACGGCCCTGATCTTGCGCGAGCTTGCTGAAGGGTTTTTAATAAGCCATCGGACGCGGTGGAAGTGCGACTTAGCCGATTTGCTTGCATACGCTGGGACGGGCGACAATCTCGCTGCGAAGCGACACGTAAACGCACCTCACTGGGCGCATCAGTGAGCACTGATAAGGGCTTCGGGCCAGAGTGTCGCTGACGTTAAAAGCGTGACCTCGAAGCGGCGGCATTGCCGGAGCCTTTTTCCGTGTAGTGAGTTTTGACAGCCTGCCTCCGGCGATTAGTAGGGGGATGCGCTACAGCCGGATGCGCGTATCTGCAAACCGGCACCTTGCCCTCCTAGTGAGGGATTTTTTTGTGGGCGAAATAGTGTATAATTGGTGTATGGAAAAAAGACCAGTAGGCAGACCAAGAACAACCGTAGACGATCTTCCGCAAGACTGGGAGCAGATCATTATGGACTGTGGACAAGAAGGTGGCAGCGCCGTTGAAATGCGATGCTTGCTTGCGCTTGGAGAGTCAGCGTGGGGCACCTTGCTTGAAGACTCTGACGAATTTCGACGAACCGTAAAAAGCGGGCAAGACCTATGCCAAGTTTGGTGGGAGCGTCAGGGGCGGAAAATGACAACCGGAGCCGATGGGAATGCAACGGTCTGGATATTTAATATGAAGAACAGGTTTAGTTGGCACGACAAACAGCAGGTAGACCACACATCATCTGACGCAAGCATGACGCCAAACCCCACTCGCATTGAACTGGTTGCACCCGTTGTCAACCCTAAGCATTGAGCTTCCTCCCAAGTTAATCCCACTCTTTGCTGAGCCTAGAGGCAGCCTGAGATACCGTGTAATGCACGGCGGGCGAGGGTCTGGCAAATCGTTCTCATCCGCAAAGATGGCCGCCGTATGGGGTGCCATAGATCCCCTGCGCATCTTGTGCGTTCGTGAGCTGCAAAACTCTATCAAGGAATCATTCCACGCAGAGCTAAAAAACGCGATTGAATCTTGCGCATGGCTATCCACGCAATACGACGTTGGCATCGACTACCTACGGCACCGCAGCAACGGCACAGAGTTTATCTTTCGCGGCCTACGCCATAACATCGGATCTATAAAGTCGCTTGCACAGGTTGATCTGTGTGTGGTCGAGGAGGCAGAAGATATACCGGCGGCGGGCTGGGTCGATCTGTTGCCAACAATACGCGCTGACAAGTCTGAGATCTGGATTATCTACAACCCAAAGAAGCGCAATAGTTGGGTGGCTCAGACATTTCAACTAAGCACACCTCCGCCCCGGTCGCACATTGTTGAAATAAATTGGCAAGACAATCCGTTCTTTTCCAAAATATTAGAAGAGCAGCGCCTCGACGCACTGGAGAGACTAGACCCATCGCTATACGCGCACATCTGGGAGGGCCAATTTTGGGAAAGTTCACAAGCCCAAGTGTTCAGTGGCAAGTATGTGCAGCGCGAGTTTGTGCCCACAAAAACATGGGACGGCCCTTACTTCGGGCTGGACTTCGGGTTCTCGCAAGACCCAACAGCCGGCGTCAAGTGCTGGGCAAACAACGGTGATTTGTACATTGAGCACGAACTTTATGTGCAGCACCTTGAAATCGACGACACAAGCAAAGTTATGATTGACCTTTTACCAGGCGTAGAAAGCCACACGGTACGCGCCGACAACGCCCGGCCCGAGTCAATCAGCTACCTCCAGCGTCATGGTATAAGGAGAATAGTGTCGTGCAAGAAGGGTCCGGGCTCAGTGCAGGACGGCATAGAATTCATCAGATCGTTTGGCAAAGTCATCATTCATCCGCGATGCAAAAACACTTTGAAAGAGTTTAATCTGTACAGCTACAAGGTGGACCGCTATTCAGGTGATATACTTCCTAAAATCGTGGACGCTGACAATCACGCCATAGATGCGATAAGATACGCGCTAGAGCCTATCATGAAGGGCAAAATTACCAACTACGGGAACATATTGTAATGGCCAGTTTCCCAAAGCTATTCGCAGACGGCATCACCAGCCTAACTAACAAGCTGGCGAACCGGCGCAACGTGCACAACAACAACCGCATGACCAGCACGCGGGTAGACTTTGACGAGCTGCGGGCGATCTATAAGACGGGCGTGGGTAGCAAGATCATTCGCGTCAAGTCTGGCATTGCGCTGAACGAAACACTGCAATTTGAGAACGCAATAGACAAAGACTATTACGAGGCCCGATTACAGCAGCACGTCAAAAACGCTTGCAAGTTCATGCTTTCATTCGGGCGCGGCCTGATCGTCATCCAAGAGCCTGGCGCGGATCTTAGCCAGCCATTGCCAGCAATCAACGACTGGTCGCGGGTCAATTACCAAGTGTTCAGCGGCGACATGGTGTACGTCCAGAGCATCGAGCACAACCTGTCCAGCCCTAACTATTACAAGCCCCAGGCGTACAGCGTGCGCGGGTTCACCATCCACCCGAGCCGCGTAGTCGATATGACTTACGTGCAGCCGGTTGAGCTTGACGCGCCCGAGTATTTCTTTGGCGGCATATCTGAGTTTGAGCTGATCCGCAACGAACTGGTGAGCGATCAAATCGTACAGCGTGCCGTGCCGGCCATACTCGAAAAGTCATCAACAGTTTTCTACAAAGTCGCCGGGTTTAAAGACCTGCTCAACGACAAAAAAGAGGACGATCTGCTTCGGTACTTTGCTGGCCTAGAGGATCTGAGGTCGTCATACGGCGCTGGTGTCATCGACAAAGAAGACGAGGTTGTTACGGTACAGCAAACCCTGAGCAACCTGGCAGAGTCAGACATGATTACCTTGCGCCGCTTGGCCATGGTGACGGGCTTGTCACTGTCCACTCTAGTAGGTGAGCCACCTAAAGGGCTAAACGGCAGCGGTGAGGGCGACAGGCAGGTGGACATGCAGACCATCAAATCGCTGCAATCAGAGTATCTGCTGGACAAGATCAACCGACTGATGACCATGCACGGGCGCGGGCGGGTGTCGTTTAAGGAAAACCAAGGCCAGACCGACAAAGACCGCATCGGACAAGAGACTGAGGTTATTAAAAACGCTCTTGTGCTGTGGCAGATGGGCCTCGACTACGACAAGTATCTGACTGACAACGGCGTAGTTGAGAAAGACCCGTTTGAGGAAATGTTTGGAAAGCCTGACCAAGGCGAGGCTCCGACGCCTGAGCAGGGCGGTATGAGCCTAGAGGAGCTAATGGGTGGCGATGATGAAGCGTGAAGTCTGCTGTCCAAACGGCGCGAAAGTAAAGTCACCCGAGCCACCTAAGTCCGAGATACGGCAGTTTGGCAACGCCATAGAATATATGGTCGATCAAATGGCACAACGCTGGCGGACGCAGATATTCAAAGAGCTAAACCAGAATACAGTTGCCAAATTTTCAGACGCTGCACAGTCGGGAAACTTTGCAGTAATATTTCTTGCAATGGCCGCACGAGTTCAGCGCAAACTGTTGAAGCAGTTCGACACCAAGCGCCTAAACAAGATGACGAACAAGTACACGAATCAAGTTAACAAGCGCAACAAGTCAGAATTCTACCGGCGTGCGTCTAGCGCAATCGGCATTGACCGAGAGGAGCTTGAGGCCACTGAGGGCTTAACGTTTCAGATCAACGCATTTCAGGCCGAAACCCAGCAATGGGTAAAGAAGACCCGCGACGATACATTGCAGATGTGGACCAGCAACACACTCAGGCAAATGGCTGAGGGCAAGGGTCTGCCGGAAATACTCAGTCAGTTTGACGGTATGGTAGAGCAGCGCAAGAATCACGCCAAGATGGTAGCACGCACACAGATCGCAACGTTTAACAGCCTGACAACCAAGGCTAGGGCGCAGAACCTTGGCATCACACGAGCAATCTGGCGCAGCGCAAAAGATGAAAGGGTCCGGGGCAACCCTAGTGGAAAATACCCAAATGCAAAGCCCAGCCACTTTGCACTTGAGGGAGTGGAGTTTGACCTAGCAAAAGGTGCTCCAATAAACGGGCAGTTCCTATTGCCTGGCACGTCATACAATTGTCGCTGCGATTACGAGCTGATTATTCCAGAGATGGAGGTATAATTGTGCTCGGTTTGACACGATAGCCTTAGCATATTAAAATTGCGTAAACCAGTTAAAGGCTTTTATATGCCAACGATTCGCAAACAGTTTGCTGACCTAGCTGTCTACTCAGATACAGCGCGTACTGCCGTGTCTGTGCGTGACGGCGTGCTTGAATACCTTGGCGCAGAGCTTGGCCTTGAGCCGTTGGATCGCGTGTTTACTGTCTACCGCTCGCCAGCAACGATTGCGAACGCTGCTTATTTAATGCCCGGCATACCGCTGACCGATGGCCACGTAAGCATGGATGGGCCTGCCGTTGAATCTGGTTCGCGTGTCGAGTCGTCTGTTGTCATTGACCAGATAGACGAGCCGACACACTCCCGGCTCGCTGTCCAGAACAAGCTAGCTGTAAGTGACGAGCTGCAAATCCTCTTAAAAGACAAGCATCAATTATCTCTTGGCTATGAAGCAGACCTTGTGCCACACAGCCGCTTTGACTTTGAACAGATTGACATACAACCCCATCACCTGGCCGCTGTCCCCGCTGGCCGTTGTGGTCCTCTGTGCAGCTTCTTAGACCGCAAACCCGATACACCCCATAAGCCCTTGGAGGGCGATACCATGCCGAAGATTCACAAGGCGTTTAACGACGCCGAGGGTTCGGTTAGCCTTGATATGATCGTAGAGATTGCGACTGGATTACCCGAGGCTATCCGCAAAGTTCCCGTTGACCAGCTCGTTAAGTTAATGCCGGCGATGCAGGAGATCATGTCTTACGCCAAAGACCAAGGCGCCATGCCTGTCGAGGACGACATGGAAGACGAAGATATGGACATGAAGGACATGGACAAAGAAAACATGGACATGGACGACAAAGACATGAAAGACAAAGACATGAAAGACATGGAAAAAGAGAAGGACAACTTCGCCGACTCTACCAAGTTTAAAGATGCCGTTGCCAGTGCGGTCAAAGGGCAGGTGCGTTTGTACTCCGAAGTAGTCAACAAGGCCCGCGACTTTGTAGACTCTGATTATAATTTCGTTGGCAAGTCTGCACGCACGGTTATGCGTGATGCATTGGCCACGCAAAGCCCTGACAAGTTTGAAGACTCAGAACTACCGGTGGCGTTCAAGTTGCTGCGTAAAGCAAGCGCCGACTATAAGCACTTTGGTGACACTGCGCCGGATTCCGGTTTGCTTTCTCGTATTACTGAAACCTTGGGGGAGAAATAACCCATGTCTTTTGCAAACACCGTATTACAGGACAACCCGGATCTCGGCGCGGGAGAAGTCATTACCGCAAGCCCCTACAACGTATCAAGCTTTGAAACTTTTGAGAACGGTCTAGTAGAGGGCCGTTTCGCTAAGTTTGACTCAGGCCGCGTTGATAACATGGACGGCTCTGGCACTCCGGTAGTCGTTGGCATTGTCAAGCGCAAGATCACCGGCGAGATCGGTACTGGCGTATACAGCACCACCGGCACCGCTATTGACTCGGTAGCAGAGATTATTAACTTTGGCTTTGCAACCGTCACCGTTACCGGCACTGCCGACCCTTCACGCTACGACCCCGTGCAATACATTAACGCCGCAAACGCAGACGCTGGCAAGGCCACCGAGGCTGCTGTTACTGACGGCATTGTAAGCGCTGGCGACGTTGTATTCTGGGAACAAAAATCAGCGCTGGTGTGGCTCGTTCGCATCAACAAGTACCTTTAAAGGGGATTGATAATGAAGACTGATATCAAGCGAGTACAATCCCTTTATGGGATCAAGTCCTTTGACGCTGCCGCCGTGTATGCAAAGAAGCACTTCAAAGACGAGGGCGGCATTATCTTGGCGCGGAACTTGGAGCACGTTAGCGCCGAGATCTTCACGCAGGAATTTGCGGGCCTGACATTTCTACAACAGGGCATCACCCTGAACAACGAAGGCGGCTTCTCTACCTCAATTCGTAAGCTAAAGCTCAAGACCGTTGGCGGGTTTCGTGAGTCCGGCACCAACACCAACACGTCTGGCAAAATCACTTTGGAAGGTGAAGATGACAGCATCCCGGTGTTCACCAAAGAGGCCGAGTCCGACTACTCTGAAATTGAGTTGAAGCAAGCAGAGCTTGAGAACATCAACCTGCCAAGCCGCTTTTTTGAGGGTCACGCTGAGCTGTACAACCGAGAGCTAGACACTATTGGCTACCTCGGCCAAACGCGCACTGACGGCACCCAGAAGACCACCGGCCTGCTCAACTATGGCGGGTTCGCAACAGCCAACGCAGCGGCAACTGCGATTAACTCAACCGGCCAAGGGCTGTACGACGAAATCGCCACGCTGCTAACCTCGCAGTTTGCGGGCGTGTTGAACGTGGATACCTACATGGCTGACCGGGTAGTAATGCCTAACACGGTTTACAACGTAGCCAGCACTAAGATCCTGAACAGTGCAGGCTCAGAAATGACAGTGCTGCGGGCGTTACAAGCCAACTTCCCGGCTGTCACTTTCGGCCTTACCACCAAAGCAGTCAGCATTGCCGGGGGCGCGTCTGTAACTGTAGCGTTTAGTTCTAACCGCCGGGCTATTCAGTTCCGTTTGCCGGTGCCGCTGAACGTGTCTGCTGTATCACAGCGCGGCTTTAAGTACTATGTCGAGTCGTTCTTCGGCGTTGCAGGCTTGGACGTTATCGAAGACGACGCAGCTCGGTTTCTACGGGGCTTGTAACGCAGAGGCCAGCCGCTCACACAGGGCTGGCATTACTTGAGGTGACACATGCAAGACTTTAAGCAACGAGGCAGGCCAAAGGGCAGCAAGCAGGAACCGGCACAGATTGCGGAACCCGTGGCTCCGGCTATGCTCAAGAACGTGTCCAGTCAGCGCCAAGTGATGTACGGCAAAATTGTGCACCCTGGCGTAACATACAAGCTCACGGACTCAGACAAGGCTGACAACCTAGCAGGCAAGCGCGTTGCCAATGCTGTCGATTGTGGCTTTCTGGAATGGGTATAACGCATGACAGTAACCGCCGACTTTAAAACACGGTTTCCAGAGTTTGAGACTGCAACGGTAGATCAATACCTGCCGATTCTTGAGCCGATATGGCCGTGTTATTTTGGCGGCAGTTACGACGCGGCCTGTGATAAAGAAATTGTGCTGAACTTGTTGGCACACTTATTGGTCGGCGAGACATTGCCGGGCAGTGGTAACATTAAATCTGTGCAATCCAAATCGGTGGGCAGCGTGTCCATTGCTTACAGTCAAAGCATTGCGCCGGCCAGTGAGCGCAAGTCTTGGTTGCAGACCACACGCTACGGTTCGCGCTACTTGCTGCTAACCAGTCGTAACAGCGGCGGGGTGTTTGTATGACTAAGCAGGATATTTTGTTTGTGCTCACATATATACCTGCCTTTATGCTGGGCATTGCGGCAGGCGTTAGCATAGCTGGGTGGCTCGCATGACACTGACCCCGCAACAGATGATGGCCAATACAACCGCTTACCTGAAGAACTTGGAAAAGGCCAAGAGCGGCTTTGTGGCTGTCGGCCTGCCTGCTGAAGAGATCGGAGGTAAGATATACGGCGATGGCCAGACAGTCGCAACAATCGGTGCCATACATGAATACGGCGTAGGTGTACCGCGCCGGTCGTTCTTACGCACGCCGTTTACGGCCAAGAAAGACGACTTGTCAGAGGCCATTGCCAGTCAGTTTGCAGATGTTTTTGAGCGTGGCAAGTCGGCAGAGCAGGCTCTAGGATTAATCGGCACCATTGCCATGAACATTTCTAAAGGCGCGTTTACGTCACGCGGTTACGGCGAGTGGCCAGACATCCAGCAGGCCACAAAAGACGCGAAGGGCAGTAGCCAGGTTCTTGTTAATACTAAAATCCTGTCAGGCTCAATCACTTATGTTGTGCGCGGCTTATGAGCAACATCGTTGATATGTCAGACGCTCTGGTTGAGTGGGAGCAGCCAAAGGTCATTAAGACCGTGACGAACACCACAGTTGACTTTGTGCCAGTGCTGACCGTTGTTGCCCGTTCGCAGTTGTGTGTGGTTCAGGTAGCTGAGAAGCAGAAGCTAAACCCGCAAACGATAGACTGGGCGCTCGAATATATCCTCGTTCACAGCCGCGCAGAAATAGTGATCGGCGAGCTGATTGAAGACGACGGGCAAGACTACATCGTGACAGAACGTGGACCCTGGCGCGGCTATGGCTACTTTGAGGTCGTTGCCGCAGAGACTAACCGGCCACTGGTGGCGCCCACATGAACGAAGCATTGCGACTGACAGCGTTATTCGTGCGCGACTTGCTGGATTATGACGAGCAGCTAATCCGAATCGGTCGCCAAAATTACGAGATAGAAGATTTTACCGTTGCGCATATCGGCATTGATGCACTTGGCGCAGCACAAAGACTGGCAAGCGGCGAAAGATACAACGACACCGCTGAAGAAATGACTTATCAGCAGCAGTGGCAGGCACCTTTGACCCTATCGTTTTACGGGCCTAACGCATGGACCACGGCCACACAATTCGGCCTGCTCATACAGTCGCAGAAAGCCCTTGAGCTGCAAGAGTCGTTAGGCTTAGGGGTATATCAGGTATCGACGATAACCGACGTTAAAATACTGGCCGGCATGACCTATGGCGAACGGCAGGACATGACACTGAACGTGCGTTTCGCCATAAGCGTCGATGTTGATATACTGAGAATTGATACCGCAGAGCTGCAAATACGCAGCGAGCGCGGAATAGAATTTGAACCCTAACACGAGGATTTACCGTGGCATCACAAATCAGATTGGCACCCAGCGCGACCGGCGATTCTGTCCAGGCGTTCCCGCTTTGAAAAGGTCTTGTCAATATCTCGACCGGCATTGTAACCGACCCAGATACCGGCTTGCGTCCACAGCTTGTGCATTGCGTTGAGGATGGCTCGCTTACGTTGACGTGGGGTGACGCCAGTACATCGGTTGTTGCGTTTGTGGCGGGTGATGATTTTTCAATGACTGAGGCCGTGACTGTAGAAGTTACAAGCGGCGCGTTCCATTTTGCCTAGAGGGCGCACTAATGTCCGCAAGTATTGACAACCTTATAAATGTCAACTTTACAAAAGGGAGAAATGACTTGCTAAATTTTGGCTTAAAGCTTGGGGGTAAGGGGCAGCATAAGCCTTATATTTTTAAGCCAGAGGATTTATTCTTTCTAGGTGAGCAAGGCGCGTATTATTCCCCTGTCGATATATCTACGCTGTTTCAGGACGCGGCAGGCACTGTGCCTGTTACGGCGGACGGTGATCCTGTTGGGCGGATGATTGACCTGTCTGGGAATGGGAACAGCGCGGCACAATCCACAAGCGCAGCTAGACCAACATACAACACTTCACCCGATAGGTTGTCACTGGACAAAGTAGACGACGCGCTGATTATAACAGTGCCTACAGGTGGCTGGAATGGCACGATGGTTTTAGCCACTGACGAAGGTACAGTTAGCTATGGAGTTGATATTCCTGCCGGAGAATATGAGATTGGAGGTGTATACTTTCCTGGTAATGCTATTAATGGAGTTGTATTTCTTAACAGTGCGATGACTAACATTGAAAAGAGTAATACTGAAGAATACTTCATTGAGAATGGTGCTGGAGTTGATTACAGTGAGGTTACTAGTTTTAATGATTATTGGAGAGATCGTTCAGAAATTACTGAATTTCCATTAATTGATACATCTAGTGGTACTAATTTTATTTTAGCATGGTATAATTGTACTTCATTAACTAGTTTTCCATTAATTGATACATCTAGTGGTACTAGTTTTAGTTCAGCATGGCGTAATTGTACTTCATTAACTAGTTTTCCATTAATTGATACTTCCAGCGGGACTGATTTTTATGCCGCGTGGCGTGACTGCTCATCACTAACAAGCTTCCCATTAATCGATACTTCCAGCGGGACTCGTTTTATTTTAGCATGGTATAATTGTACTTCATTAACTAGTTTTCCATTAATTGATACATCTAGTGGTACTAGTTTTAGTTCAGCATGGCGTAATTGTACTTCATTAACTAGTTTTCCATTAATTGATACTTCCAGCGGGACTGATTTTTATGCCGCGTGGCGTGACTGCTCATCACTAACAAGCTTCCCATTAATCGATACTTCCAGCGGGACTGATTTTTATGCCGCGTGGCGTGACTGCTCATCACTAACAAGCTTCCCATTAATCGATACTTCCAGCGGGACTCGTTTTAGTTTAGCATGGCTTAATTGTACTTCATTAACTAGTTTTCCATTAATTGATACATCTAGTGGTACTAGTTTTGATGCAGCATGGCGTAATTGTACTTCATTAACTAGTTTTCCATTAATTGATACATCTAGTGGTACTATTTTTCGTTTAGCATGGCGTAATTGTAATTCATTAACTAGTTTTCCATTAATCGATACTTCCAGCGGGACTCGTTTTTATGCCGCGTGGTATGAATGCTCATCACTAACAAGCTTCCCAGCCAACGCTTTTGACAATATTAAAGGCGGTGACTTCACATCCGCTTTCCTTAACACGGCACTAGACCAAACCAGCATAGACGGAATCTTAGTCTCCTTGGTCACATCAGGAATCGCAGCAGGAATATTTGATCAGTCAGGAGGCTCGGCCCCCTCTGTAGATACAGGGCAACCGGCTATTGATACGCTACGTTCACGGGGCTGGACAGTAAGCGTCGAAGGAGGATATTAAAAATGACCACAGAATATAAACAACGCGCTACCATTGCTTCGCCTGTCGCCCATATTGCAGACGCTAATCAACTAGCGTTAGCGTTGGGTGAGTCACCCCCAGACGATCAGACATTTGGCGCAGCAACTTATCAGGACGATGGAGGCAACTTGTACGCCGTGTGTTCAACGGTAGCCAAGCCAATATTCGCACAGATAGCAGGCCAGCCATTACAAGCCCCTAACCACGCACCGGACATGGACTTGGCAGCCGCCACACGAGCTCAAGCGCTATTGCAGATCAACGGCGGCATTGCAAGCCCGGACGTTATCGCGGTTATCTTAGGCGACCGTAAAGAGTCAGCGCAGGATCACATTGCGGCGCTAGGGTTGACACCAATCCCACAAGATACGCCGTGACCCTTTTACTGTTATCATGGAATCAGCGTAACAGCACTTTAAACAGAGGATTTGACCATGAGTGTAAGCATTAAAAACGTAATTTCTGTAACCCTGCTACAAAGCGGCGCATTGGCAATGGCAGACAACCCGAACGTGGTCACAATGCTGACCAGCGAGCAGCAAGGCCCGTTGTCATCCGCGAGTCGCTACCGGATCTATTCCGATTCGGGCAGCGTTGCGACTGACTTCGGGACAGCGAGCAAGGCGTACGATTTCGCGCTTTCATTCTTTGGCACGTCACCCAACGCCACCAACGCGGGTGGCTTCCTGGTCATCGGCTATTGGCGCGGTGCAGAAGAAACCCTGATGGCAACATCGGCAAGCCTAAACGGCGCACAGCTATCTGAGGCATCCGTAGTCGGCGGCCTGCAACAGGTAGCAGACGGAACCCTAACCGTGGACGTGGACGGCGTGCCCGAAGCGCTGACCGGTCTGGACTTCCAGAGCGCAACCACGCTGGCGGCGATTGTGGACGTTATCGACGCAGAGCTGACAGGCGCAACCGCTTCAATCAGTGATCAGCGTCTTGTGATTACAAGCGACACAACCGGCGCAACTAGCACCATCACCTTTGCGACTGACCCAGGCACCGGGACATTCATCGGTCAGACCTTGGCGCTTACCACCGGCTCTGGCGGCTTCCTGACTCAAGGCGTAGACGCGGCAACCTTAGCTGTAGAAACTAAGCTGGCGGCAATCACAGAACTGTTTGCGCAGGTCAAATTCCGTGGTGCGATGTTCATCGACAACCCGACTGATTTAGAGTCCAAGGCGCTGGCAGAGTTTGGCCAGGCTAACGACGTGCTTCAGTATGATGTGTTCGACGCACCGGCCAACTTGACTGTTGACCCGACAAACGTGGTCTGGGACATCAAACTCTCAAGCCTGACCAACTATCGAATGCTGTTTAGCAAAGCCGGCAACCGCAAGCTGGCGGCGTCGTACATGGCACGGGCACACACAGTCAACTTTGCTGCTGAAAACTCGGCGCTGACAATGCATCTGAAAGAGCTGTCAGTGGCAGCAGAGGAATACACACAGACCCAGGTTAACCAGGCGCAGACTGTTGGCCTAGACCTGTACACGACCATTAAATTAACGCCTGCAATTTTGACCAGTGGCGCTAACAACTTTACCGATGAGCGTTATAATCTGATTGCATACGTGGACTTCTTGCAGATTGACATGTTCAACCTGCTCAAACAAACCAGCACCAAGATCCCGCAGACAACCCGCGGCGTGAACCAGTTGATTGACCAAGCAGAAAAAACCACGTTGCAATTTGTACGCGCAGGCGTGTTTGCACCAGGCACCTGGTCAAGCCCTGACACCTTTGGCGATCTGGAAACCTTCCGTCGCGGCATTAGCAACAACGGCTTTTACTGGCTGGCAGGATCACTTGCAGCGCAGGCCCAGAACTCACGCGAGGCCCGACAGTCTCCTGTACTACAGGGCGCGGTTAAGTTGGCCGGCGCTATTCATTCCGTAGACATCATCGTCAACGTAAACCGTTAAGGAGCACGCATCATGGCAGGCATTGCATTAGCAGTAGACAGTTCAACGGTGGTGCTCAACGGTACAGCCATTGTGGATTTGATTGAGGGCGATTACGTCGTCATCACACCGGTCAACCCAGCCACTTCACACGTCAACAGCATCAACGGTGGCGTAAACATCAACGAGCGCAGCGATCGAGGCGTACACGACGTCATGCTGCGGGTTCAGCGGTTCAGCGAATCTGACGTATTCATGGCCAACCTGGCGCGTCAGTCGCCACCGGCTGTCATTAACGGCAGCGCAAAAGAAAGCTTTACGCGGGATGGTGTTGCGGGTGTCGAGTCTTGGATTCTGGAAAACGGCAGCGTCACCACCCAGCCGACCAACACCAAATCAAGCACTGACGGCAACGCATTGCAGGAGTACGTGATTCGGTTTAGGAATGGATCGCGGAACCTGTAACAGAGTCGGATTTGAGAGCCCTGCGAAATGTGGGGCTTTTCTGTAGCCTTTCTGATTTGCTGCCACAACGGACAAGCTGTAACCTTGAGGGCTTTCATGTCCGGCCTACTGGCGGCACCGGCTGGCCTGTTTACGATAGGCTTGCTGCATATGGACCTTGGCAACTATGACAATGGCTGGCTCTTAATGAGCCTTATAGTGTATGTTTTTTTAGGATTAGCGTATCAGGTGGGCAAGAAGTGCAAGCCGGTAAACTCAATAGTTAAACAAGGACAATAGCAATGACCGAACAAAACACAGCAATTGACATGCTTAAAGCTATCCACGACGACCAATCTGCAACCTTGCCAAGTGGTCGGGAATACAAGCTAACGACCGTTACGCACAACCAGCGGCGGCGTGTGTTTGCTTTTTTCTCTAAGCGCCAAGGCGAGATCCAGGCAGGCGACTTTTCGTTTCTGGACTCTGCGGATTTTGAGCCAGTCGAGAAAGTAATCTTAGACACTGTACTGTATGAGGATCAGCAGCTCAGCAAGCTAAAAGGCCACTTTGACCAGTTCCCGGAAGACTACGTAATCTTTATTACAACCATGCTAGGCGTATATAGCTACCCTTTTTTGAAAGGGAACCTTGGCGGCTAACGGTACCGATACCACTGTCCGAACCCAGCCTTGTCAAGCGCACAAACCTTAGCAACCAGGCGATGATAGAGCACGCCTTGGTTCGTCACGGTTACGGCACGCTTGCCGAGATCCGGCAGATGGACACGCGGGACTTCCTCGACGCGGTGGAGTATCAAGAAATCGCGTCGGCCATTGAGCAGTACCAGATGAACGAAGCGCAGCGGGCTCGATGACACAGCCCGCTGCTGTGCTATACTTGTGCGAATTGTAAACAGCACAGGCGAACTGTATGGCCGTCGTCACAGAATTAATTACCAAGTTCGGGTTCGAAGGCTCGCTTGATCCGCTGAAAAACTACAACGGCAGTCTAGGCCAAGGCGTCAAGCTACTGGCTGGACTGGGTGCTGCACTGGCTGGTGTGATAGTCGGAATCAATGCTTTTGCTGCAAGTACAAGCCAGTCGCTACAACCACTCATTAACCTTAACAAAGAAACCGGAGTGTCGCTTGAGAAGCTGCAAGAGCTGTCATTTGTTGCGCAGCAATCCAGTTCATCAACAGAGGCGCTGTTCTCATCTATCGGTGGCCTGAGCACTAAGATCGGCGAAGCAGCACAGAAGGGCAGCGAAGACTTTTCGCGTCTCGGCATTAGTGTAAGGACCGCCAGCGGCCAGGTTAAATCGGCAGACGCAGTTCTCGCAGAAGTAGGCAATCGGTTCCGTCAGCTTGGGCTTTCCCTGAGTGAGCAAAAAGGATTTGCCGAGGCATTAGGAATAGACGCAAGCCTGCTCAGTATGCTGAACAAAACAGGCGCACAGATAGGCGCGCTAAGTGCCGAAGCGCGTCGGTTGGGCATTCTGACAACCGAGCAGGTCAAGAGCGCAGAGAACTTTAACGATGCCCTCGGTGCGCTAGGGTTTGGCATGGACGCGGTGAAGCGTTTGATCTCTGTTGGCCTTGCGCCTGAGCTGACGACACTGACAAAAGACTTTATGGATCTGCTGGCCGCTAACAAAGATTTTATTGTCGACGGCGTTAAGGCCACTGTGAGCGGTATTAGGGTCTTGGCTGAAGGTCTGATAAGAGTTGCCCCGTTTATTGCAGCCGTGGGCGCTGCTTTTTTTCTAGCCAAGGTTTCCGCGCTGGGCTTCTCTGGGGCGGTCGCGCTAATTTTTACGCCCGCAATTATTGCCGCTGCAAAAATAGCATTTTTATTTTTACTGGTTGACGACTTAATAGTAGCGTTTGACGGCGGCAAGT